AGTGCTTCGCAGATTTCAAGGAGGTCTTGGTCATCTTCAGCAACTTCAAGAATGATTTCTTCCATGAAATCAATGAGTTGCTCATCGGTCATGGCATCAATCTCTTCACCGAGCATTGCCAACTCTTCCCATTCTGCATCAGAGAACTCAAATGCATTATTCTGGAGTGCTGCTGCTCTCTTACGTGCTTTGTTACCACTACCACGACGGTCATCAGCACCATACTTGCTGTAACCACCTTTCAACTGACGTTCATGTGCAGCTGCAGACTTATCAGAAACAGACTTGGAGTAGCGAGAACCGCCAAACTCTGCCTTATCTCTCTCTGCCTTTGCACGAGTGCGGTCAAGAATCTGTCTCTTAGCAGAAGTATCAGACTTTTCAGGTCCAACATTATACTTCTTACGCAGTTGCTCACCTCTGCTTTCTGGTTTCTTCTCAGCAGACTTGTCCTTCTTACCAAGGAGTCTCTTAACTGCAGAGCGAAGACCCTCATCCAGAGACTCATACTCTTCAAACATGTCTTCCCATGTAAGTTCAGAGCAGTCGTATCCCTCATCAATAAGGAAATCAACGTATTGTTCTACTTCTTCATTCTTAGCACCAGACTTATGACGAGTTACACCAGCAGAATCAACATAGGTCTCTTTCTCCCTTCTAGGAGATACATAACCAACACCAGGAACTACACCAGTCTTACCTGCAGCACGGGCAGCATTTCTTGCTGCGGCTCTTTCTGCTGCTCTCTTACGGTTGCGGTCATACTTGGCATCTTCACCAAGCACTTCAGCATTCTTGTCATAGTTGTCGAAGTGCTCATGCTTCTCAGAAATCAGAATCTCAAGATCTTCGACAGGGACATTCTCGTAGATGTATTCGCCGTTAGTAATATCATAGTGAGTTACGGTGCCATCCTCAAGCATCGTGTGCATTTCGGGGATGGTTTCAAACTCTTCTTTTACGCCACCATCAGGAGCATACTTGACAAGTTTTGCACAGTCATGACCTTTAGGTTTTGCTTTACCACCCTTTTCGTCACGACCAACAGCACCAACGATGATGTCTGCCTTAGTTACTTTGTCATAAGGCACGGCATTATTAGCGAGATTGCCGTCTCCTTTTTTCTTTGCTTCATACATCTGCACTTGTTTCAGTGCATCTGACATATCTGGTAGGTCGTTTGAATACATGTTACTAAGCGTCCTTGTCCTTTTTATTTATCTTCCTAATAAACTCACCAGGTGTTAACTTTTTCATGTAGTTAGTCAACTTGTCAGTACCCATCTCACCTGCTGGGGTAAAGTCAAACAACTTGATATCGTTACGCTCTAGTAAGTCTCTCAACCAGGTACGGAAAATATTATCATGCTCATCAATACTGATGACATAATTGCTACCACGACTAACAACTTTGGAAATGATCCCTGTGTTAACATTTTCGACAAAGGTTCCTACTTCAAACAACCCGCCATCGAAGTATGCTTCTCTCAGACCCTGAGGATCCAACTTAGGAGCAACTTCAAATAATGAGTAGGATGCTTCAGCAAAATCATCATAAGACTCTTCTACCTGCATCGCTTGGCGTAGGAGCAAGTATAGCGTCTCTCTATCCTTTTTGCTTAAGGATTCGGGGATTCCTTTATCAAACGTATCAAAGTCATTTTCGACTGCTGCCTTACGCATCTTAGATGCAGACATACCTTCAACACCCTCAGCATCAGGGTCACGGTCACCTGCACTTACCACTTTGATTTCGTCAAAGGTGTATAGGTCTCCGTTGTATTTTTGTGCGAGTGAGTTGAACTCACTAACCCTGTCACCTCCCACCACAATATTAACTGCACTATACCCGTCAGCATCGAGGGCACTGAGAACATCAAAAATAGTACGCATGTCGGGATTATCAACAACTGCGTTCGCGTGGTCTGGATAGGCCAACCGCATATACTTAACTTTCGTACCCGCGTCAAGGGGATTCTTCTTAGGATCCTCCGACCTTGAGGGGTATATTCTATACTCTCCTCCACTTGTTTTTGCCTCTCTTGCTACTTTTGCAAGAAGTTTCTCGTGACCAACAGTAGGTGGATTAAATCTTCCAAATGTAATAGATATTGCGCCTTGATCGACCTTACCCTCGCCGTCTCCAGTTTCTTCTTCTCCATTCTGTTGCGTAGGGGTAGGTTCTTCACCTGGTTGTAGTTTTACTAGTTTTCCATCCTTCGACATATGGGTGACGGTGCCCGCAGAGTCGGCATATCTACCGTACCCAATATGTTGAAGTTTTAATGCTTTAGCAGACTTTGCTGCAAATGACTTCTCGGCTTCAGTTAGGAAAGCACTGAACTTTTTCATTCTACCAATTCTTACTAAGATTAAAGTTTGCTTTACTAAAGGTCAATCGATCGACAAGTTTGTAAGGATTGGTTGAAACGGTAACAAACCCCTCATGACTGGCGGGTTCTCCATCGATGTAACATTCAACATTTCCATTTACAACAATCGCATCGAGTAGACGCTGTTTCAGTTTGAAGATTTTATGCCACACCCTAAAGGTAGTCACATTAACTTCTCCCTTATATTTAGCATCTAGTGTATTGTATAACATTTCGGCACTAGGGAGGTCACCAGTGCGAACGAACTTGTTGAGATGCTTCTTTAGTTCTACACTATGTGCAACTTTACAGAACGGAATCATGGCAGCAATCTCAGCAGCATCTTTCAGAAGATTGGGGCGCTTGAGTTCAGAATCCATTGTGTCAATGAACCGAACATAGTTGGTTGATTGTAGGGTGACACCAATGGTTGCTTCAGCATCAGGAGAAACTTCAGTATAAGAAGTATGAGGTGCTAGAATAATTTGTTGATTAATCGGAATGGCAAAGCGATACTCCAAAGTATTAGGGCGGAAAATACCACCCCCACCGACACCGATCCAATCAGCTTGGACAATACCATCGATATGAGGAAGATAACGAAGACATAACTTAAGGATATCTGCAACGTGCCCTTTATGATTCTTCGCAATGTCCTCATAGGTGTAGTTGATTAGAACTTTCTTTTTGTTGAACACAGACTTGGTGCCAACAAAGAACATGTTGTTAGCAGGGTTGGTCCCAAACACAATAGCAGGAGCACCGTCCCACTTTGTACTGACCTGCTTGACAGTCAGTGCTTCCTTCAATGCACCCAATGCTACACGACGCCCATCGAGGATCGAGTCTTCCAGGTGCTCAAGGTGTTTGTTTGGCATTCCGTCTGTGTCTATACCGTTATTATAGCACGTCAGAGTGGAGTCACACATGGTCTTGTGCCAGTTCGTAAGGTGTCAGTAGATCTTGAGGAAGGGTCCGTTAGAGTCTCCAAATTCTTTCTTAGCACCATAATATAAAGTAGTACACCATTCTCTAGTCTTCTTTTTCTTTTCAATCTGCACCCATATATGTGCCCATTCCATGGCAATTAGTTTGGAAGAAAATCTACCACCAGAACTTCTATCTGCCTTTTGAGTTTCATAGTTGATAGCATAGTCTAAAACCGATTCAAATCCCTCGGCAATCTTTTGATTGTTTTCATACACAGCAACCTCACCAAAATCAACGCCAGTATTCTGTAACTTATTATACAAACTAATCCAATATTTTTTATCAGCATCATTCCACTTACCTACAGCTGGAATGTGACGATGCTTTGCTGCTGAAGTTGGACGCTCAAGACTCAAACTACCTAAAAACTTATCCAAAGCAACACTTGATACCTTACCTAACTTAGCACCAGCATCTTTACCCTTAGGTGTTAAGTCGGTCTGTACAAGATTTCTTTCTTTAGAGTATTGAAAGTTTCTAGATTGACCATGGATTTGTCCACCCTTCTGAGTTTGCATATCAAATCCAAGTTCACCTGTATCAAACAAGTAGTTCTTTTTCTTTCCAAGAGTTAATGTACACTTTAAAGATCCTTTCACTGCATCGATTTGAGCAGGTTGTCCAGTTGCTCCACCAGCATTTGCAACTTCAGCAGATGCAGTTTTCTTTTTTGCTGCAATTGCTTTTAGAGAAACTCCAATCAAAACCTTTTCTTTAAGAGCATCTCTCATATAAGCATTAAGGAGAGTAAGTTTAGCATCCTTAGACATACCATCAATATTTGTTAACTCACGAATTGTACCTTGCACAACATTCTTCAAACTCTTTTTAACAAGAACAATATCCATAGGATTCCAACGGTCCTTCACAGATACACCACATTCTTTCTTAGCAATATTTTCAATATAAGGCATTATGCCACTGTCTCTGGAATACTCATATCCTTTATTACTACCCAAATATTTTTTTAATGCTGCTGTTTGTTTTTTATATGTTGCTCTCCATTCCGCTCCAAATCCATCATATATTTGTTTCATTTCAGCATCAGTAGGTTCTTTACCTCTCTCAATTACCGACTCAAAGAAATACCTAGAACCATTTTCTTGCTTGGCAGTTTCTTTAGCATTAGTTGCCATCTTACTCTATGGAATCATCCAAACTATTTAGATAATCCTTTTCATTCTGGTAGATTTTCTTTTGTCCTGACCAGATTTGATATCCTTCTACAAGATCTGGTATCAACCACTGGTCCACCCGATAGCAATACTTCCAGTTGACAGGTTGAATACAATTCATCACGACAACTTGGAAGAATGCTACTAGGTGAATCCAGAAACTATACATCTACAGAAACAAATTCAACAACATATTTTGTCGTGCGCTCTCCGTATGAGTTGACGGTTTCGACTCGATACCATCGTCCATCATTCAGTTTCGCTAGGTTGTCCAGTTGCATCTTGGATATGATATCCTTTTCGTTCTGGGTCATCGTTTACTGAGGGGGCGAAGGGTGAGCGAGTGTTGTTTTTAATTACAAGGAAAGCATCTTTGTTATATTTACGAGTGCCGATGGGTGACTGCCACTTCTCATTGTAGACTTCACCGACATCGATACCAGAGACTTGAGTGCCTCCGATATCAATTACAATGTCATCAGAGGGATCCCAACCCAGTGCTTCAAATGCTTCGATAAACTGAGGGATGATATTCACAGATCACCTGCCTTCCGATTCTCGGAATAGTGGACATCAAACTCACCACCAGGATAACGTGCCTTGAGTTTGTCCACATTCATCTCAATGATTTCATCGAGAGAGGTGCCAAGACCCATACACGCTTGAGCAACATACCACATGATGTCACCCAGTTCACGTTTGAGATGGAACAGGTTTTCTTCGTTGACTGGTTTGCCTTGGAAAACAATCTTCTTTACCACTTCGGTAAACTCACCTGCCTCAGCACACATACCTACAGAAGCAGTAAGCAGTCGCTCGGCAGGAAATCCAACACCTTCCAACTCTTGAATACGATAAATGAATGCTTCGTGGTCTTTGCTTTGTAGCGACGTGACGGCATCTACAAACTCCAGATACTTTTGGGGGTCAATCATACTTTAGGTCTTGAAATGTTTTCTTTGCTGTGAACTTTTTAACTATATCGATCTGCTGCTCTTTAGTGCCTTGACCAGAATCAACTAGATCATCTTGAGCAGACTCCTCCACATCATACAACCTCATCTTCGCTCTGTCAATACCTATGCAAAATCTTTTATAGGTGGTCAAGTCATTGTATCTATTCTTCAGTTGCTTGACCATGATCTGATTCATACCCTCAAGCTCCTCCGTGCTAATAAGGGCAAACATAAGATCAGCAGTAGCAGGGAGACCAAAGGATTCACTAGTGTCAGTAAGGTCAACATCAGTGCTACCATAACCTGAACGAGTGGTCTGCGTAGCACTGATAATAGGTACGTTGCATTCACACGCGAGACCACGAAGTTCCTCAGCGATTGCTTTGACGTAGGTATAAGAGTTGACAATGCTCCCTTTATATCTTTCGGAAGCACAGATATTGAGATAATCCACAAAGATAATATCGGGTCTAATAGACCGCTTAAGAGCAAGATCAGAAATAAGAGACTTAAAGTGTCCGACATGAGCAGAAGCGGTAGGATACTCTTTAATAATTAGTTTACCCTGAGTCTTTTTAGAAAGGTTTGCAATCTTCTTATCGAACATTACCTTCGGAAGATCCGAAAGTTGTTGGATAGGTATATTGAGAAGATTTGCGTCAATACGTTCAGCGATTTTTTCCTCCGCCATCTCCATCGTGATGTAAAGGACGTTTTTCCCCTGAAGCAACGCCGAGGAAGCACAGTGGCACATAAACAAAGATTTGCCCACACCAGTACCAGCGAGTGCGATGTTAAGAGTTTTGTTCGGAAGACCGCCCTTTGTAATCTTATTGAAGAGAGACAGGTCAAACGGTATCTTATCTTCTTTGCGGTGGTAGAAATCGTATCGTGCTTCTGCGTCTGAGACATAATCGTGTCCTACGTGTTGGTCAAATGATACTCCGAGTGCCTCAGAAAGAATCTGTGGAATGGCACCTTTATCGCGCTTGGAATCCTGTCCATCAGCAATCTTGACACTCTCCATAAGAGATAGGTAGATCGCACGCTCTTGACACCACTTTTCCGTAGTATTAACGAGCCAGTCAAAGTCTGCGGGATCATCGGAAAGGACATTTAGTACCTCAACTACTTGTTTATACTGGTCCTCTGTGAGGTCCGTTCGCTCCTGACATTCTATACCAATTGCATTGAGAGATGGTAGTGCTTCATACTGACTCACATACTCATGAATCTCAAGGAAAATGATTTTGTATTCACGTGCAGTAAAATACTCTTGACGAATGAAAGGAAGCACCTTGCGAGTATACCTCTGGTTAAAAATGAGGTTACTAAGAATGGTTACTTCGAGATTCATACGTAGTGAAGATAAGTGCCGACGATGTACTTGTTCTCAGAGACAGGGGGAAGACCCGCATGTCTCCACTGCCAGGTAGCAGGGAACACCAGTATTCTACCACACTCAGGGGCAACTGAGTAGTTTAATTTAGGAAAGTTTGTCTCGCCTCCCTCACTGACAGTATTCAGATACAGAAAGCAAACTAAAAAACGTCGTGCTGAACGATAGTCGCCAACATCGACATGAGATTTGAACTGATCATGACTATTGTTTTTGTACATCTTGAGGCGATGCTCTTCAAATGCATACTTAGAAGGGAAGTCTGGACCAAGATCCAGGTCATCCATGTACTTCTCTACAGCATCAACGAATACATCGGTAAGAGTATTCTGAATCTTAACCCACTGAATATCCTTTGCCAAGAATCTTTGAGAGATATTCAGTTCCGTGAAGGAAGGTCGCTGCTCTCTATCAATATACTCGCTGTCGGATTCATGAAACGTCTCAATGACAGTTTCACAAAAAGACTTATCAACCAATCCATTGTACGTTCTAACATAGTCAAGAAGATTCTCACCCACCATAACGGAACTCCTGTGCTGCTGCCTCTTCAAGTTGTGCCATCACCTCTTCGGTGAAATACTTTTCAGGTTCCGAAAGAATAGTCTTTTCGTAAACCTTCTTACCATCCTCAAGTTGAATATAACTACCCGATTTCTTCCAGATGTCATACTTCAGAGCAAGTTGAGGCAGTCCATAGTAACGATCAAGACCACGGTCATAGTAGAGGCGAGTTTCGACTTGAGAGTTCTCTTTAGTCAGACGAGACTTCTGTGCCTTACACTTAATAATGTTACCAACAACTTCGGTGCCATCTTTCTCCTTCTTCTTAGACAGATAGATGATAGTAGAAGATGCATACTTGAGACCAGAACCACCACCCATTTCTTTCGTCGGCATATAAGCACCGATGACATCATAAGTATGGTTGGTGACCAGCATAGGCACATTTGCCTTACCCAGTTTCAAGGTGAGTACACGGAATGCACCCTTGATCAACTGACTTTTGGTCATGTCACGAACCTGCTTATCAGCAGCAACGTCCGCAATCTCCTTCTCTGTAGAGAGCATACCCAGAGAGTCTAGAACAAACATCAGAGGTTTACGATCCTCCACAGGTTGCTCCATGTACTTGTCCAGGATACGACAGGACTGAGTTCGGAACTGTTCGATGGTGGCAACAGGCACGATCATCATACGATCAGATGCAATACCACGATCCTCAATCATCTGCCTAGAGATAGCAGACTCAGACTCGAAATAGATTACCCCAGAGTCGGGATTGCTATCGAGGAAATGCTGAACAATGCCAAGACAAAAGAAAGTTTTGCCAGTAGACGACTCTCCTGCAATAGCGGTAATCTTGTTTCCAGGGACACCTCCGAAGATTGAGCCAGATACCAAAGCATTAAAGATGTAACTGCCAGTATCAATGAAACCACTGGTATCACCTGCTGCAACACCGTCACTAACAAGTCCTGCATATTCATTACCGATCTCCTTTGCTACATCTTTTAAAAAATTCACTCTTTAATCTCCAATAATGTTGT